AAGTCCGGAAGCATAAATAGGATTCTTTGGGAGGTAGCCATTGCAAGTGGCCAACCTGTCAGCGAATTTAAAACAGCTGAGGATTTATTAACGGCAATTGAGATTATGGAGAAGCGAAATGGCTGAGGATGCGGTGGCTTTTGATAAAGCCGAACTACGATCAATCATTTATGCTTTCAAAGGCATGGATGATGAAGCTGTTACTAAAGCCAAATCTGTGTCCAATGGTCTTGCTACTTATCTTCAAGGCAAAATCATTTCCAAATCTCAAGGCCGCGATAGAGCTTCCAGCCGTATTGCCGAAGGATCGCGGGTAAGCAAATCATCTAAGGTTGGCGAAATGTCATTTGGTTTTGCCTCACAGAAATTTTCAGGCGGTGGCACAACTCAGCAGCTTTGGGGCGGTTATGAATTTGGATCAAACAAATACAGGCAATTCCCAATTTGGTCGGGTCGTGAAGGTCGCGGCTCAAAAGGTTGGTTTATTTATCCAACGCTTAAGGCAGAACAGCCTCAGATTGTGAATCAATGGGCAGAGGCGTTTTCACAGATTGTGAAGGTGTGGTAAATGGCTGCTCAAGGATCAAGAACACTCAAGCTCTCTTTATTGGCCGATGTTGCTGAGTTTTCAAAAAACATAAAAGTTGCTGGCACAAACACAGAAACAATAGGCGAACAATTTAGCAATTTTGGAAAAAAAGCAGCAGTTGGATTTGGTGTTGCAGCCGCAGCCATCGGCGCATTTGCTACTGCATCAGTAAAAGCAGCCGCAGAAGATGAAGTAGGTCAGAAAAAATTAGAAGAGACTATTCGAAATACTACTAGCGCTACCGCTGACCAAATTGCCGGAATTGATAAATATGTAACTGCACAAAGCATTGCAACTGCCACAAGTGATGATGTAATTCGTCCAGCTCTTGGCCGTCTTATTACAGCTACAAAAGATGTTACAAAAGCGCAAGAACTTTTGACACTAGCGCAAGAAATTGCAACTGCTAAAAATCTGCCATTGGAAACTGTTACAAATGCTTTAGGAAGAGCTTACGAAGGTTCAAATACCGCTCTCGGCAAATTGGGAACTGGTATTGATAAAACAACATTAAAAACCGCAAGTTTTGATGAAGTGCAAAAATTGCTTAACACTACTTTTGATGGATTTATTGAAAATCAATCAACAACCGCAGCATTTAAGTTTGATCAGATAACAATTGCCGTTGATGAATCAAAAGAAGCTATTGGTGCAGCTTTATTGCCGGTAGTTAAAGAATTAGCCGATTTCTTGATTATTACAGTCGTGCCAGCAATTGAATCATTTGTTGCTGGTTTAACTGGTCAGGATGGTCTAAAGGAAGGATTGACCGCTTCACAAATAACGGCTATTGAATGGGGCAAAAAGGTTAGAGGCGTGATAAACACAGTCATTGATTTAAAGGATCAATTGATTGCGGTGGCGGCTGTTATTGGCACAGTTTTTGTTGTGTCCAAGATTAGTGCCGCTGTTGTGGCTACGATTGCTTTAATCAACACTCTGATTAAAGCCTATAATTTGCTAAAAGCATCAGCCATTGTTGCTGGTGTTGCAACAGCATTTGCACTCAATCCATTGCTTGGTGTTGGAGCGGTCGCACTAGCTGCTGGAGTTTTGGCCGGAGCCAATGCTCTGGCACGATCAAGTGATACTCCCGGTGCAGAAACTTTTGCCACAGGTGGCGCACCCGGGGCAATCAGCGGTGGCGGTGGATCAACTGGCGGCACAACTATTTCAAGCGGTGGAGGCGGTGGCGGTGGTGTAGCCGCAGCTGTGAAAACAGCTGAAATTGCTACAAAAGCCATTACTGGTGGCATAACTGATTCACAAAATGCAGCGCGGTTGGCCGCTGCCGGTGGCGGCGGTTTTACTGATTCACAAAATGCAGCGCGGTTGGCCGCTCAAGGTGGAATCACAATAAATGTAAATGCTCCATCAATTATTGATGAGGAGGCATTTAGCCGAGCAACAACCAATGCTCTCAATAACTCGACTTTTAGAGGTACCAACGGCGCATCAAATTTGGTTTATTTATGACAATCTTTAATCCGGTTTGGCGTGTAAAGATTGCCGGTGTTCAATACACAAATTATGTGCTGGCCAATCTTTCGACCACATCGGGGCGCACAAACATTTATGAGCAGGCAAATGCAGGATATATCAGCCTAGAGCTAATCAATCTAGATCAATCCGTTATTGACATTGAGGTCAATGATTCGGTGACTATTGAATTGCAAGATTCCACAGCTACATTTGTGCCAATTTTTGGTGGCACAGTAATTGATTTAGGCATTGGCATAATTGAATCCGGTGTTGTTGGAATTGCTCAATCTGTGAGAATTACAGCTGTGGGAGCTTTGGCTAGATTGCCAAAAGCTTTAACCGATGGAGTTTTGACACAAGATTTTGACGGTGATCAGATTTTTACAATTTTATCAAATTTGCTTTTAAACACATGGAATGAAGTGCCAGCAGCTTTGACATGGGCAACCTATGATCCAACCACTCAATGGCAGGATGCTGAAAATCTTGGTTTAGGTGAGATTGATCGTCCCGGCGAATATGAATTGGCCCAACGCTCATCAGACACAATTGATGTTTATTCATTGGTTTCAGCTCTGGCAACATCAGGATTGGGCTATATCTACGAAAATGCCCAAGGCCAAATCTCATATGCCTCGGCTTTACACCGATCACTTTATTTAGCCAATAACGGATACACCGATGTATCAGCAGCTCAGGCAACAGCCAATTCACTCTTTGTGCAGACTCGAGCTGGTGATATTCGAAACGAGATTGTTATTAGATATGGCACAAATTCATCCTCGGAAGTCACAGATAGTGATGCTGAATCGATTTTGTCATATGGCAAATTGGCTCAAATCATTACAACAACCATCAAACATCAAGCTGATGCCGAAGATCAAGCAGCGTTTTATTTGACTCTTCGAGCATATCCTCAAGCTAATTTTAACCAAATCACATTTGAGCTGACAAACGCAGAAATTGATGATGCAGACCGGGATGCCTTAATTAACATTTTTATGGGCTTGCCATTACGCATCACAGATTTGCCGCTGAATATGGCATCAGGCACATATCTTGGATTTGTTGAAGGCTGGTCATGGCGTGCCTCCTACAATTCGGTATCAGTTACCGCTTTACTTTCACCATTGGCATTTTCATTGCAAGCCATGCAATGGCAAGATGTCTCAATTGCAGAACAATGGAACACAATTAGCGGAAGCCTAAATTGGGCTGATGCCTTAGTCGTAGCGTAAGGAGAAGAAATGAGCAATCCAACAACCCCGTTTTCGTGGCAAATGCCTACGGCAACGGATTTGGTAACAGATTTACCTGCTGACTTTGAAGTCTTTGGGCAAGCTGTTGCCACATCAATGGCAGATTTATTAGGAGGCACATCGGGCCAGATTCTTGCAAAAAATTCAAACACCGACATGGACTTTGTTTGGATTGCAAATGATCAAGGTGACATTACCGGAATCACAGCCTCATCACCGCTGACAGGTGGAGGCACATCGGGTGCTGTAACTGTCGGAATTCAGGATGCATTGACTACGCAAAAAGGAGCGGTACAACTTTCAGATTCCACATCAACAACATCATCAATTTTGGCTGCTACACCAACAGCTGTGAAATCTGCCTACGATCTAGCAAATGGCGCAATTGCAAAATCAACTGTGACAACAGCTGGTGACATTATTTATCGCAATGCCACAGTACCAACCCGTTTAGGAATTGGCACGGCTGGTCAAGTCTTGCAAGTAAATTCAGGCGCAACGGCTCCAGAATGGGCAACACCTGCAAGTTCATCCGGGCCAGCATTCTTTGCCTATCGCTCAGGTAATCAAAGTATTACTTCAGGAACAGGCACAAAAGTAGCGTTCAACGCGGAAAGTTTTGACACCGACAATTGCTTTGATAGCACGACAAATTATAGATTCACACCTACTAAATCAGGTTATTACCAAATGAATTCGTCAATAGAGTGTGCAGGTGCAACAGTAACGCGAACAGTTTTGATGTTCTATAAAAATGGCTCTGAGTATCAAAGATTTGTAGATTACAGTTCAACTGCATCTAACCTGTTTTCAGGTTCAACATTGGCGTATTTTAATGGTTCAAGTGATTATGCTGAAGTTTATGTCCAAGTAAATGGAACAAGTCTTACTGTTAATGGTGCTGTTAATGCCACTACTTTCACAGGCGTATGGATTAGGAGTTAATCAAATGACATTATTTGACAAGATAATTGCGGCATATCCGGAATTAACCGATGCGGATTTTGATATAGACAACGGCTGTATTGGTCTGCGTGATGATGCAGATGCAGTAGGCGCATTCATTGAAAAGTGGGAGTATTCCAAGCCAATTCCTAAAGGTTTAAAATTGGGCAAATGAGTAATTTTCCACAAGGTACATTGCCTCGTTTGATTCAGATTGCGCTTGCTGAGGTTGGCACAGCTGAAATTGGTCAAAATGAGACAAAGTATGGCAAACACATGAAAGCCGACAAGCTGCCATGGTGTGGGTCATTTCTGAATTGGTGCGCGGATCAAGCTGGTGTGAAAGTGCCAAATGTGGTCAGCACTAAAGCCGGAGCTGAGGCATTTAAGAAAAACAAGCAATGGCACGAAACACCAAAGATTGGTGATTTTGTGTTTTTTGATTTTATCATTGATGACAAGGTGACAATCAATCACATCGGCTTAGTCATCCGGGCATCGGAAAAACAAATCGTGACAATTGAAGGCAACACATCGGGAGCTGGAGATCAAAGAAACGGCGGTGAAGTGATGGTCAAATCACGCACCTTGGGAGCGCGGTCAT